CCGTAGCCATTGGCGTGGCGATTGCCGCGTTTACCGCTCTTATGTACCTGTTGTTTAAAGATCCCGTAAATCCACCGAGTTTCCTCGTAGGATTGGGGGTGTTTGGCCAGGGATTCGACTCTATGACAGAATCGCTTGCGGGTCTGAAGGAAATGGTCGAGTCAATAATAGCCCCACTAAAGGCCATGGCCGAGGCGCTATCCAATGTTATGAAAAAAATGGCAGGTTTGGCAAAGAGTGGATGGCAGAAAGTAAAAGGGTGGGCCGGGATGACTAACCCTGAAATAGAACACAGTGTAGCAAAAGGGTCCACATTGAGCGGACTTTCGCCGGCCCTCCGCGGCCGCACTCCTTCCCCCGGGGACCAATCTCCGACAGTGGCAGCCACACAATTAACTAGCGCCATGCAGGCGGCTTCCACCTCAACAGCAGAAGCCACCACAAAAGCGCTGAGTGCACCCGTTATGGAAATGAAAAATATGCAAGAAAATAGAAAGCCCGATCACTACACGATGCCGCTGGTGGTCAACGTTGGTGATAAGCCCATTGTGGATATGGTAGTGGATGTCGTAGGGGGACAGACGCGCAACAGTGTTTTAGGCACATAGAATAATATAAGGAAATAATAAAAATGGCGAAAGATGATCCGATTCAAGGAGATGTTAGTAAAATACATGATTATTTTAATAAAGACTTTGATAGTCTTCGCTATAAAGATAATCAAGTAGGAAAACACAAAAATCTGCCTTATGCAGACGGCTCAGACGCTTATGCAAATTTGCGTCAAATGGTTGTTTCTTTTCAGCATGTTCCCTCTGGCCAATCCGTCTATTTTAAAGCATTTATTCTGGTCTTTAATGAGACCTATAATAGTAACTGGGTGACTGAAGAAGTTTATGGTCGTGCTGACCCTATTCACCTGTTTAAAAATACAAGCCGGCGTATTTCATTAGCATTAAAAATCCCCGCATCATCGGAGAGTGAAGCATATGAGAACTTAGGCAAAGTGCAAACTTTAGCCCAATTCTTATACCCGAGCTATACAGATGCCGGCTCAGCCACGACTATCGCACAGTCTCCCCTCATTCGACTCAAAGTAATGAACTTGTTGCAAAACCCCACCAATGAGCGCGCCCCAGATCGTAGTCAGGGTCCCAAAAGACTGTATAGGAAATATAAATCAGATTCTGCTTCTTCAAAGGGCACGCTGGGAGTTGTAAACAATCTTACAATAAATCACAATTTAGAAACCAATGAAGGGGGAGGGTTTGTTATTCAAAGCAACACCATTTTACCGAAATTGATTGATATCAACATCGATTTTTCCGTTATCCACGAGACCCCCTTGGGCTGGGAAAGAGGCAATCGGGGAGTCTCTTCTTTCAAAAGCAAGTCTTTCCCCTACGGCGTGCAACTCGATAATCCCTTTTCGACGGCACTCGAAGACGCCAATTCCAAAAATGATGTAGATGAAATTCTCAGAATATTCAAGGAAGGACAAGCCACAGAACAGCGTATTGCAAACGCCAATGCACGCTACAATAAGGCAAATGGAAAATTGAATAAAGGGCGACATAATCGGGACCAACGGCGCGCCGGAAGGGGAGACTCCGAGGCTCAGGCAAGGCTTGATGCATATACTGAGGGACTTCCCGGGGGCCCCGAAGAAACCGGCGACGGCGCCTTCGGTGACGATCCGGCGGGCGACGTGTCGTCGGACTAAAAGGAAGTAAATTATGGCAAGATACAGCAAATATACAATTCTCAATAATAGCAGTGAATACTATAGCCCCATTAGAAGAGGCAAAAAGAACATTCGCCACTATGAAACACCTCGGTTTATAAATCCTGGCGTTGCGGTGCGTACTGCCGTCGCCTCTACAACCTACATTTGGAAGTATGGAGATCGCTTATACAATCTCGCAGATCAATATTATGGTGATGCACGTTTTTGGTGGGTGATTGCTTGGTACAATGGCACTCCAACGGAAGCCCATCTTACACCTGGGGTTCCCATTGAAATACCTATAAATATCGAACAAGCAATAAAGGCTTTGGGAGTATAGATGGCCACTTTTAACGAAATGTTCTTCAAGTTTGATACTAAGAAAGCAATAGAACACGTCGACGCGGCGCTGAAGGACTTCCCCGAATTTGCAACGTTGAAAGCCACCGAACTTCCTATTACTTACCGTCATGTGCAGGCATTGCCAAAGATCAAAGGAGAGATTAAGAAAAATGCCGCGCGAATAGGAGCGGCTTTGCGCGGTCTTATGGTAGCACTACGACAGGAGGTGGGCGGCTCTCCTGAAGAGGCTTGGGAAATGCTTTTCCCGGGGACGTCGAAAGCCACGATTTTACCGAAAACCCGGCAACCGTGGGAAGAAGATTTTGAACTATTAAGAGGGGAACTCGGAGGAATAGAGTGGGAATGGGTTACGAACAGCCCCTTTCCTGAGACGGCCAAAGAACTTTACCTGGCATTTGCGCACTTTAACACTTATTTAAAAGGCGCCTTAACCCCTACTGATGTGGGGTCCAAGGGAGAGGCTGCCTTCACAACAAAAGTCGAATTCGACACTTATAACGCCACGCTCTCTCACACCGTTACGGTTGATATCAAGGCCAAGGGTGAATTTGCCGAAATGCAGACGGAACGCTTCCGGAAGCTGCAGGGCCGGCTCAGGCAGGCCATGGCCGACGGCGACACGAAAGCCACAGCCACCATTCTAGAAGAAATGGATAAAACCGTCACGACCGCGGGCAAAGCCGCAGCATTCAAAGGAGCAGAGTTTTTTGTATATAAAGAGCAGTGCTATTTGCTGGCCAACATTTTTAACGTCGCCAGCCATAAAATGCATGTTCTAGAGTCTACATTCGCTGCTAAAAAGACCCTCCCGTATGTGGATGGTTCCCCCAATGCATCGCTGATGGCACAGGGAGAGCCGTTTGCCTTTATTAATAAATTAACACAAAGCCCTTCGAAGGATGCCTTTTTTGATGCGCCTAATGATGTGATATCCAGTTTAGTACCCAAAATTCGCCTTTTTAAAATTAGTGACGAAGAATCAGGAGAACGCCAGCAAGAAATTCAATTCGATTCTAACGCCACTAAAACCGATTTGTTATTTTTGATGGGAGACAAGAAGAAAAGAGGATTCGGCGTAGGAATTAAAGACTTTAATTTTACTTACGATGGAAGCAACCCTTTCTCCGCCAAAAAGAGCATTAAAGCCCGATTAAGTATATATGCAAATAGTTTTGATGAATTAATGCGCCCCCGCGTCGGGCCCGGCGGCCTGTATCGCTATATCGATCTCGCTCTAAAAACAACTACTGCGCCCTCCATAAATGACGCTGATGAATTAAAAGCGAAGAAGGCCGCGCTTCTGGACAATCAATATTCGAAATTAAATTTTAGACTAAAGGCCGTAATAGGCTGGGCTGAGCCACGAGGTAATGCTGGAAGTACCCAAGAAAAAGGAAATTTTTTAGAGGCCATTAGAGATTCATACGTTACTCTAAACTTAACTCCCACTATCCATCAATTTGACATTGATGATAGCGGCCGCGTCAATTTCATCATTGATTATTTGGCATATGTAGATGACTTTTTTGATCAATCTCAATTGAATGTCTTTTCGAGCCTTAGATTATTTAAAAACTTTATTACGCGAAAGGTACAAGAAGCAGATTTAAGAAAAAGATGTAAACAGGAAGAGGTGAACAGATTTTTAGAACAAGAAGCGGACAACATTAAACAAGACAAAATCTCAGCAATGCAACAAATTCTTTGCCAATTGCGAGAAAGAAATAGAATCTATTTTGTTGATATTGGCCCGAAACAACTACAAGATTTTATTTTATATGGACCGTATGCTCCCGATATTAAAAATATATCTATTTCTACTGAGGGTACATCCAAGGGCATGGAGCAGGATGTTGCACAGGCCGTAGCCGCCCAAGAAAAAGAAGAAGAAGAAGGAGAGAAGGCGACGGCCGAATACAATGAGCAATTTTTTAAGAAGTACGTGGCCAACCCTACCAACGATCAACTTGCGTTTTTTTATGTAAGCGATCTCGTTGATATCATCTTATTCAATATAGAAGTCACCCTTCGTGGCGCTCCTATGGTTATCGATGGTTTAAAGAAAAACCTTAATGCAGGGGGAGCACAAACTGATCAACAAACGTACGACTCCGAGCAACTAGTGGGCGTAGAAAAAGAAAAAATGATCCAAAAAAGCCTTTATCTTAAATTCTATGAACAATATAAAAAATTTCGGCTCCTGCTCGGGCCCGTCGAAATAGTTAATCCAAAAAACAAGAAGGACTCCGAGTTTGTCAACTTTGGCGATTTGCCAATTTCAGTTAAATATTTTAACGAATGGTTAACCGAGAAGTTACTCAAAAAAGATCAAACGGTGTATACTCTGACAAGATTCCTCAATGATTTGTTTAATGATCTCATCAACAGTTTCTTAAATGATGATAGTTGTTTTAACACTAACGAATCACAAAAAATACACATGAATCAGTCCGTCATCACCTCCTACAAAAACCCAGGACAACCATTAGATGAAATAACCCAACAGTTACTCACCACAGCGCTGGCTGCCGATGTAAAATTTCCTTCGCGGCTCTATCTGCCAGTAGCACCCCAGCCAGTCTTGAATATATCCGGCCGCACAGGCCTTCCCGAAACATCACGCGATGTCACCGAGGAAACCAACTATTTGGTTTATTTCGCCGGTCGTACGCAGCCGTTGGAACTCATGAACGGCAGCCGCTTTCAGGATTCTCAACGTGGGATTTTTCATTACATAGCAGGCAGGGATCGAGGAATAGTGAAGACCATCAAAATGCAAAGAACCGACATCAAAGGACACAAGGAGACGCGCTTTGAACAGCAGGGCTATGACGGCCTGGCACAGTTAAGAGAAGTCTACGATGTGAATATAGATTGTTTTGCGGATGTACACACTTTCCCCGGCACTTATATATTTGTAGATCCTCGCGGGTTTGCCCCAAACCTATCTTTCAATTTAAAAGATGAAGGATTTAACTTAGAGGACTTGACAGACTATGGTCTAGGGGGTTATTATATGATAATGCGTTCAGAACATTCCTTCGGTCCTGGCCGAGCAGACACCAAAATCATTGCAAAATGGGTGGCTGCAATCGACAAGGAACAAAGCAAATCGTCCCAATCCACTAAAAACGATGAAAAACTTTCTGATGATACGTGCGCGAAGCTATATTCTAATAGGAAGGAAAAAGCCATCCAAACTCCCACCACGGCAAAAGAAAAGGCCCAGGCCTGGAGCGAAGCAGTTAAGAAAGATACCGTAAATATGGCGCCCAAGCTCGGCCGCCGAATATATTGACCCAGATACCAGAACACAGAAGGAATTAAATTATGTCAATTTTTTATGCAGAAGGAAATTTTGAATCAGCCAAAGATCTTTTTCGTAAAAAAACTTTATATAAGGGGAGGTTAATCGAGGCCGGCGCGAATGGCGATGATCATATCGTTGATTTTAATTTTGGTGAAAAGTTTTTTTATGGACGCGTGAATCGCTTCTTTGTGCCCATTCAGTTAGTAGCAGGCGGCAGGTTGCAGTTAAAACGATTCAATCAAGATCTTTTGGCCGTCGCGTCCTCTCGTGCTGCCGCAGTTAATTTTGTGGTGGACGCTTTTAATGATATGGCGCAGCAATTTCGCAAATGCACAGCAACCGGGCAGATTAACACTTCGGATCCATTTCTGTCTAATTTGACGATTTATAAGGCCTATATAGAGCCTCCCGTAGCCTATGCCGAACACCTCAGAAAATATTTTAATGCGTTAGCCCAGCAATTTAAAAATCAACAAAGAAAGGTAAGAAATTTTGATGAATTTATTGTAGAACTCTTAGCGATGCTCACTGATTCAGCGGGGAAAATAGCGTTTACTAAACCGGGTTTTATTAAAAGTAGATATTGCTCCATCGCCTCTTCGGGATTGGCGCTGGAAATTGCCGATTTGGATGTAACAAACGACGACCAAAAAATAAAGGATTTTATCGATAGTATGAATTGGGATTTTTTTGTAAATGCTTGTAATTCTTATGGATTTATGATTGATCAAAATATTCCCTGGCGCATAGTAGCCGATATTGATTCTGAAAGCATGCAACATTATGTATCTCAATATAACTTGCGAGGCACCGATGAAATACTCAACTTGGGCTATTCTCGCGTCCACGGGACATATTATAGGGATAGATTCAAATATGATCTTTATAACTTATATAATAGGGTTACCCCGAATAGTTTTCGCGAACAAGAAGAATGTCAAGGAGCCACTATTTCCAAAAAGGTTTACCCCCGCAAATATGCTTTAAACGAATTTTTATCCCGCTATTCGGAAGCCTATTTCTTAAACTTATACTTTAAGATAAGAAGTATTGAAGAAGAGGCGCCCCCATCTGATAATGAGTTAAGTATTTTATATGATGACTGTATAGAGCTTTACAAGTCTAACGGAGTTTATCGCTCCTTATGTGGACACATTAAATGATTTTTCAGAGCCTGGATGATAAGAGCAAGTGCATTGGTGTGTATACCAATGGTGCACTCCATTTTGACAATTTACCCACCAATCTTACCAAAACTTGGAAATATACCGGCTCCTTAAAAGACAGGGAGGTGGAATATGCATGGATTTATGCGGATGGTCAATCACTGGATGAAGTGTGCCCAGAAGAAATTAAAGATGAGTGGGAACGCTTACAAAGAAAAATGAGGGCCTATAAAAAGTCATTCGATATTGGAAAAATTGACTTTCGTGAACATTGCTTTTTCGATTTGGTGCCCCACGACTTTTTAGTAGAATTTTGCGAAGCAAGAAATCAGATTACACAAGATGTTTTTGATACTCTTCCGCGACCTGACCACTACAGTCACCTAGAGAAAGTAGACAAGTTGTTATACAAGATTAAATACCAAAATTTAAACATCAGCACCACCAATACAAAAGCGCTTCTTGCGAATAGTACTACACGGTATATGGTACAGCGGCTTCTACAAAGCCCCAAATATATTAATTACAATCTTTTTGGAACAGCCACAGGGCGTCTTACAACTTACTCCCGCTCATTTCCAATGCTTACTTTGAGAAAAGATTTGCGTCAACTTATAAAGCCTCATAACGATTGGTTTCTATCGTTAGATTACAACGGCGCCGAAGTGCGCACTTTAATGGGTCTTTTAAAGGAAGAACAACCACAAAAGGACATTCACAATTGGAATATTCGCAACATTTTTAAGCGCCCACGTATGACACGCGACGAAGCAAAAACTGAGTTTTTTGGATGGCTTTATAATGACCATTCCACGGTTATAAAAGAGAAGGATACATGTTATGATCGCGAAAAGGCGCTTAAGATGCATTATAAAGATGGATATATTCATACGATTTTTGGGAGGCATATCGAAGTTGATCATTACAGGGCCCTGAATTACTTGCTGCAAAGTACCACCGCAGATTTGGTGTTGGATCGCGCCGTCGCAATTGATGAAGTGTTGAAAGACAGAGAATCGTTTATTTCTCACATCGTCCATGATGAAATCATAATCGATTTTTGCAGCAAAGATCGCGACTTGGTACATGAAATTCGAGATCTTTTTTCTGAAAACAAACTCGGTAAGTTTGTGGTAAACTTGAAAGCAGGCCAAAACTATCAGGACTTGGAGATAATTTCAATATGATTTCAATTATAGGCATAGGAAACGGGGGCTCTGCAATCGCTGAAAAATTCAGCGAGATTGACCAGTATGATGTTTATACCATGAATAACAATGTAAAGAGGGTTACTTCTCGGAAATTTAGATTAAAATCGTACAAAGAGCCAGAAGAATATGAAAAGAATATTCCCGATTTAACCAAGTTTTTCAAAGACTTAAAAGATCGTATTCAGATCTTTATAGTGGGCTCTTCTTCTAGTTCAAATTATGCGCTGGGCATTTTACAACAAATGAAAAATAAAAGGATAGAAGTCTTTTACGTGAAGCCCGATATCGAATTAATTACTGGCATTCCGCGCCTTGTAGAGAATGTGGTATTTGGGGTTCTCCAAGAGTATGCTCGGTCAGGGCTCATGGATTCTTTCACAGTTTTTTCAAACGAAGAAATAGAAAAAACATTAGGAAATGTCCCCATCAAAAGTTATTACGATGTGCTAAACAATACGATATTTTCATCAGTGCATTATTTAAATTATTTTACTCATGCGGAGCCTGAGATTGGTCAGGTGGCGAAACCGGGCCACATCAATCGCATTCGCTCCATTGGAGCATTGAATGTTGATAATTTAGAAGAAAAATGGTTTTTTAACCTTGACATGGAGCGCGATCTGTGTTATTATTTATGTATAAATGAGGAACGATTGGCGACCGAGGGTCGCTTGCATAAAAAGATAGTGGATTTATTGAAAAAGAAACCATCCAATGCGTTTCGTAAAATTTCTTATGCCATCTATGAAACACCTTACAACGATTTTGGGTTTGTCGTAGCCCACACAAATGCGACACAACAACAAAAAAACTCTTGACGAGATACGTTAAGAGTGTTATATTAGATATCAAGGAACGCTTGATATACTTTAGACATCAATAAGGAGAAAATCAATGTCAATTAACATGGAACTAATGAAAAAGAAGCTAGCCGCACTTCGCGGCGAAGGCACCGATTCGTCGGAGTCACCCTGGTTTCGACCAGAGGAAGGGGATCAGGATATTCGGATTGTACCCAGTCCGGACGGCGATCCTTTGAAGGAAATGTTTTTCCACTATAACGTGGGAGATCATCGGGGCGGAATCCTTTGCCCCAAACGCAATTTTGGAGATAAGTGCCCAATTTGCGAATTCGCCTCTGCGCTATGGCGCGAAGGAACGGATAAGAATGATGAAGAGAGCAAGAAGCTTGCCAAGTCGCTATTTGTGCGTGCACGCTTTTTCTCACCTGTCGTAATCCGTGGTCGTGAAACTGAGGGAGTTAAGTTTTATGGCTATGGCAAGCGAGCCTATGAAAATCTTCTGGGCTACATTCTAGACCCAGACTATGGGGACATTACTGATACTCTTGAAGGTACCGATATTGCCCTCACTTATACGAAGCCCACAACCCCGGGCGCGTACCCCCAAACAAGTCTTAAGATGCGTCGTAACACTTCGCCGCTTCTGGAGGATACAGAAGCCATCTCCGCCCTCCTTGATGGCATCCCTGATTTTGATTCTCTCTTTGAGCGTCATACTCCAGAACAAATCGATGCAATTCTTGATGAACAACTTGCTGGCAATAGAAGTGCTGAAAGCCGCTCGACGGAAACCACCAAATACGGAAGCGATAAAAGCGATGTGGACCGAGCGTTTGATGAATTAATGACCAACAAGTAACCGACTTGTACAAAGCCGCTGGCACCCCGGCCGGGAATAGGGTGCCGCACTTATGTCAGGGTAGAGCAGTTGGTAGCTCGCTGGGCTCATAACCCGGAGGTCGGTGGTTCAAATCCATCCCCTGCATCCATTTTATTTATACCAAGAAGGCAAAATGTCCAGAAAATCTAAAGAACCAAAAGCCGGCAGAGTTTCGATGCACGACCTAATGAACCTTGTAAACAAGAAAGCCGGCCGCCATGTCGCCCATGATCTAACAGGCGCCAACCCGACAGAAGTGAAGGAATGGATCCCGACTGGCTCGCGCTGGTTGGACTCTATTGTTTGCAGGGGGCAAGTAGCGGGCATCCCTGTTGGGAAAGTCTCGGAACTCGCCGGGCTTGAGAGCACCGGCAAATCCTACATGGCAGCGCAAGTTGCCGCAAACGCCCAGAAAACGGGCAAGATGGTCGTTTACTTCGATTCCGAGTCAGCTATCGACCCAGGCTTCTTGGAGCGAGCAGGATGCGACCTAGGGCGTTTAATGTACGTTCAGGCGTCATCTGTCGAGTTTGTGTTAGAAACCGTGGAAGAACTGTTGGGAGCAACCGATGAACAGCTATTGTTTATCTGGGACTCTCTGGCGTTGACGCCATCGGTGTCGGATGTAGAAGGTGACTTCAACCCCCAATCATCGATGGCGGTCAAGGCACGCATTCTGGCCAAGGGAATGTCCAAGTTGATTATTCCTATCGCCGACAAGCAGGCCACTTTTTTGGTTCTTAATCAACTTAAGACCAATATCCCACAAGGGCCCAATGCACGCATTATTGCAATGACCACCCCTTACATGACCCCTGGTGGGAAGGCGCTTCATTATTCATATTCCTTGCGGATTTGGCTAACGGGTCGAAAGGCAAAAGCGGCCTTTGTCGAGGATGAGAAGGGCTTTCGGATTGGTTCAGAAGTCAAAGCGAAGATTGAGAAATCTAGATTTGGCACGCAAGGGAGATCTTGTGCCTTCCGTATTCTATGGGGCACCGAGGATGTAGGTATTAGAGACGAAGAGTCATGGTTTGATGCAATCAAGAATTCGGATCATATGACAAGTGCGGGCGCATGGTACACACTTAAGACAGACGACGGATACGAGAAGAAATTCCAGCCGTCTAAATGGGCTGAATTGGTGCAAACAGACGAAGAGTTTCGTGAGCACGTTATAGAATTAATGAACCAAGAAGTTGTTCAAAAGTTCGACAAAAGAGAAGGATCGGCAGAACAGTTCTATTCTGATCCCACCTAAAAAAACACTTGACAGCCTTCCTGTGATGGGTTATACTTATGTATAAGCTTGTAGGAGGGCTTTCTCATGCCCAGAGTATTGATTATTGATGCGCTCAATATGTTTTTGAGAGCGTATATTGTAGATCCGTCACTCTCGACGAATGGGGAGCCCATCGGAGGCTTTAAAGGATCCCTTAAAATCCTTCAAAAACTGGTTCGCACCATTAAACCCAACAACATTGTAATTGTATGGGATGGCCCAAATGGATCCCGAAAGCGGAGATCCATGGATAAGAACTACAAAGAGGGTCGCAAGCCAATTCGCCTAAACCGGAATGTGAAAGCACTCAGCGAAGACGAAGAGTTGCGGAACAAAGTTTGGCAGCAGACGCGCGCCATCGAATACTTCAATGAAATGCCAATCGTGCAGGTGATGATTCCCGAAGTGGAAGCCGACGACGTTATTTCATATCTCACCCAAATGCCACACTATAAGGGGTGGCAGAAAGTCATTGTCTCAAACGACAAGGATTTCTACCAATTGTGTGATGATGAAACGGTGGTGTATCGCCCTACCAGCAACATCGTTTATAATAAGACGCGCATTGTGGAAGAACTCGGCGTTCACCCCCGCAATATGGCGCTGGCTCGCTCTTTGGTTGGAGACGCATCCGACAATCTGGCGGGCATTAAGAGCGTCGGATTTAAGACTATCCAGAAACGCCTTAGTTTCTTAGGATCAGATAAGGATTACACTATTGACGATGTGGTGGAATTCTGTGAAAAGACTGCTTCAAAACTTAAGTTTCATGTGAATATTATCGAGGGCAAAAAAATAATTGAGCATAATTATTCAATGATGCAGCTTTATTCTCCGCTCCTTTCAATCTATTCCAAAGACTTTATTAAGAACGCAGTGGAGAATTTTAAGTGTAGTTTCAATAAGATAGAGATTATAAAGAAAATGCGCGACGATGGGTTCGGCGAATTGAACTGGGAAGACCTAAAATTACACCTAAATAAAATCAATGCAGAATCCTAAATTGCTTGACTTTCCGCCTAAATCTGTTATATTTACTATGGGAACGCGGGGTGAAATTTGATCGAAAAAGCTAGTTTTAGTAGATATGGTAAGGTCTTCCAAGAGGATTTGATTCAACTCATTTATGAGGATCGCCCTTTTGCCGATCAGATCACCGAAGTCCTGAACGTTAATTTTCTCGAACTCGAATATTTGCGCGTATTCGTAGGGAAGATTCTGTCATACAGAGAGCGTTACGGCACACACCCATCAGCCCAAGCAATGATCACAATTTTGCGTACGGATCTAGATGATGAAGATGATGTGGTGCGCAAGCAAGTGCGTGATTATTTTTCCCGCATTGTCGCCAAAGATCTTACGGACGTTGCATATATAAAAGAGCAATCATTGGATTTCTGTCGCAAGCAAAATCTTAAAGAGGCGATGCTTAAGTCAGTCAATCTTTTACAATCTTGTTCTTTTGACGAGATCTCCAAAACTATTAATGATTCTCTTAAGTTAGGGTCAGACACTAATTTTGGTTATGATTATTTGGCCGACTTTGAGGCTCGATTCGTGCCCAAACATCGTCTTCCTGTTACTACTGGATGGAAAGAGATTGATGCCATCTGTGGTGGGGGCTTAGGGAAAAGTGAACTCGGGGTTGTGATCGCGCCCACTGGGGCCGGCAAATCTTTTTGTCTCGTTCATTTAGGAACTCAAGGCTTAAAAGAGGGGAAAGTGGTGATCCACTATACACTGGAACTGCAAGACACTATTATTGCCAGCAGGTACGATAGTTGCTTAACAGGTTACCCGCTTTCTGATATCATTAATTTTAAGGAAGAGATTTACGAAGAGATTAAAAACATCAATGGAAAATTGATTATTAAAGAATATCCTACCAAATCTGCATCAACTAATACCATTAAATCCCACCTTACCAAGTTGTTGAAGAGAGGCATCAAGCCGGGAATAATTATCGTTGATTATGCGGACCTTTTAAGGCCCGTAGTGCCAAGAAAAGAGAAGAGAAATGAGTTGGAATCTATTTATGAAGACCTTCGCGCCATTTCAACAGAGTTTCAATGTCCGGTGTGGACCGCATCGCAGACTAACCGCTCAGGATTGAATGCCGAAGTTATTACAATGGAGCAGATTTCAGAAGCATTTAACAAGTGCTTTGTTGCTGATTTCATCTTTTCAGTTTCTCGCACCGTCGAAGATAAACAGAACAATCGAGGGAAAATGTTTATTGCCAAAAATAGAAATGGACCCGATGGAATGATTTATAATATATTTATGGATCCGTCTATTGCGCATATTAAAATAATATCGCACACCAACGGCACGACAAACGGGGTTATCCCACTAAACCCTGTAGCGTTGAGCACGAGTATGCAAAAAGATTTGCTGCAAAACAAATACGAAAAATTTAGAAATAGGAAGTAAAACACAATGAGAACATTAGAAAGTATTCGCAGATTTAGATTATCAGACACGTTTATTGAGCCATATAAAATGGCGGAAGTTCCCTGGGGCCCCATCGGGTACATAACTTTCAAGCGTACGTACGCCCGGCGTTTGTCCGAATTCGATTCAGACGCAAAAGGGTCTGAAGAGTGGTGGCAAACATGTCGCCGCGTAATTGAGGGGATGTTTAATATACAAAAAGAGCACGTAGTTCGCCTTGGTCTTGAATGGAATGATAACAAGGCACAGCAGACAGCCAAAGATGCATATGAACGCCTCTTTAATTTGAAGTGGACCCCTCCTGGCCGCGGCCTGTGGATGATGGGAACCAAATTTGTAGAGGAGAAATCCGGCGCCGCGTTGTTTAACTGCGCGTTTAGATCGACCAAAGAACTGGCCACCAAAGGTGGTTATCTCTTTGCTTGGATGATGGATGCATTGATGCTCGGCGTGGGCGTGGGGTTTGACACCCTCGGGTCTGGGGCTGTCACAATCAAAGAACCGGCTTATACTGGTGATACCCTTATCATTGACGATTCCCGTGAAGGGTGGGTTGACTCTGTTCATACTTTGTTGAATGGGTTCTTCTTTGGCCATAAAGTGCCCAAGTTTGACTACTCGGCCATCCGCGCCGAAGGAGCAAAGATTAGTGGTTTCGGAGGAACGTCGAGTGGTGCCGCTCCACTTAAAGAGTTGCATGCCAACCTGGCCGAACTGTTTTCTTCTAAAATTGGAGAAGCCATCACATCCGTAGATATCGTTGATACCGAAAATTTGATTGGCCGCTGCGTGGTGTCGGGCAATGTGCGGCGCTCAGCCGCCTTGGCCATGGGAGAACACGATGATCGTCGTTATTTAGAAATGAAGAACGATCAAGAAAAGCTTTACCATCATCGTTGGGGGTCGAACAATTCCTTCAATGCACAAGTGGGCATGGACTATACATGGCACGCGGAGCAATCACAACAGAATGGCGAGCCTGGATATATCTGGCTCCAGAACGCACAAACCCGCGGACGCTTTAAAGATGCAGAGCGCTATGATGATGCCAATGTTGCAGGCTTTAATCCGTGTAGCGAACAGCAACTCCACGATGGCGAATGCTGTTGCTTAGTGGAGACATTCCCCGCGAAGCATGATTCGTATGAAGACTATCTCAAGACCCTTAAGTGTGCTTATCTTTATGGAAAGACTGTCACTCTTGTCAATACTCATTGGCCTGAAACAAATGCGATGATGCTCAAGAACCGTCGGATTGGCCTATCTCAATCAGGGATTGTGCAGGCGTTTAATAAGCATGGCCGCCGCACCATGTTGGAATGGTCTGACAACGCGTATGATCATATTCAACAACTCGACAAAGAATACTCCGATTGGTTGTGTGTGCCCAAATCTGTGCGCACCACTTCCATCAAGCCTAGTGGTACGGTATCGTTGCTTAATGGGTCTACGCCGGGCATTCACTTCCCTGAAGACGAGTATTATATTCGGCGCATTCGATTCTCCAAAACTTCCCCACTGCTTGACAGTTTGCTTGAAGCTGGTTACACTATCGAAGATGATGAATATTCTCCCAACACCGCATGCGTTGAATTTCCTGTAAAAGAGCCACACTTTCAGAAGGGGAAAAGCGACGTGTCCATGTGGGAGCAACTGGAAATCGCAGCGCAGTACCAATACTATTGGGCTGATAATGCTGTGTCCGTAACTATAACTTTCAAGGAAGAAGAAGCACCGCAATTAAAGAATGCGCTGGAAATGTATGAAACTCGGCTAAAGGCCGTTTCATTTTTGAAATACCAAACGACCGGATATAAGCAGGCGCCTTATGAGTCGATTACTAAAGAAGAATACGAACAGCAAATCAAAAACATCACCCCTATCCAGCGTACAACAATAGACGTTGGAGGCGTGGGTACTCAATTCTGCGACGGGGAGAATTGTGAACTTTAATCATTTAATGGAAAAGCGGATCTTAATAAAAGAATGCGCGAAGAAAGGACATAAAGAGTGCTACTGGCAACCCGTAGGCACCGGAAGAGTGACCGCTGGCGGCTACGTGTGCATTACGATGTGTTGCAAGCATTGTGAGAAACGAGAAGACGTCTTCTTAAATGCAAGTCAATACAAGGTTCAGGAAAGACTTATATCACGGGAGGCAGAAAAATGTTTAACCCAGTAAATCGTCATATTTTGATAGATGTTCCCTCTGTAGACCAAGGCCACGAGTCCTTAATCGTTCTCCCAGAAGACTATAAACCAGAAGAAGAGAAATTTATCGAAGTAAGTGCCATAGCCTCTGCCTCAGACGTTAGGTTTGAAGTAAGCCCAGCCACCAAGTTGGTCGTTGATCGGAGCATGATCGAGGAAATAACCATTGGTGGAACTATTTATAATATTATCCTCGACAACTACGTTGTGGGGATGATTGACTAAGTAGGGGCGCGCCATGTATGGACAAACACTTTTACAACGAAGCATCTGCCAAAAAACTCGGATGGGAACCGAGCTGGTTCGGTGAGAGATATTTTGATGATAAACTTGTAAGAGCCATCAAAAAATGGCAGAAAGAACGCAATATAACTGCGGATGGCTTGTGTGGACCAATGACGTTTCGTCGGTTGTGGACTGACCGCCAAGCCGACATTGACGAATATAAGCCAAACGATTGTCATTATTCCAATTACATTGTCTATAATGGCGAGTTTCATCCCATTGAGTGGGATAAGTTTGTGTTATGGTCAGAAAAAGGCGGCATGCAAGCAAAGCCTGGACACTACTATGATTACTCAGGCCGCCCCAAAAGAAAGATTCGCTACTTTGTAAATCACTGGGATGTTTGTTTATCATCGAAATCGTGCCAGCGCGTCCTGGACCGCCGCGGCATTTCAGTGCACTTCCTAATCGATAACGACGGCACCATTTACCAAACTCTGGATTTACAACATGCAGCGTGGCATGCGGGCTCCTCACGCACCAATCGTCCATCTATTGGCGTTGAGATTACTAATGCCTACTACCCCAAATATCAAGGATGGTACGTTAAAAATGGATTTGGCGAACGATCACTTATAGAAGATGCATGGGTGCATGGAAATAAACTTGATCCATTTTTGGGATTTTATCCCAAACAAATAGAAGCGCTTAAAGCACTTTGGAAGGCAATCCACAAAGCTACAGGAATTCCCTATAAAACGCCGCTTAATCAGTTTGATAAAACCTCAACCAAGTATGAACAAGAGGTGGCATATGGAAAGTACACTGGATTTGTTAGCCATTATCACATAAGCAAGAACAAGATTGATTGCGGCGGCCTAGACATTAAAACACTCATCGATGAAACCAAATATGGAATTGATATTCTGGACGGCTTCAAAAACGAAGAATAAAAAATGGCACTATTTAGGGTATGGACACCCTATTATGGTTGATTTTGTTAACCTCTCCAGTCGAAACTAACGAGCAACACTACAAATACTGCTCAGGCACTTATCCTACCATCGTCTTGTCCAAGCCAAGCAAACAGGCCAGTTGGGAAACACCGCCAGACATCCGAATTTGTCCCAACCTCTCCATCGATCCGGCCCGCGTTTCTCGCGCCATGAATTATTGGGAGCACCTGGGGCATCAATTTGGAAACATCCTGATAGAAAAAGATATGAGCAAGTGTCATCACACCCCTTTTTATCTCCGTGAAATCCAGATCACCATTCCGAATTCGACCCTTGAGGAAAAATATTTAGCCATGACCCAAATTTCAACCCACAAGGCGACAGGAGAGATAGCCTTTGCCACCATACACATTACCAAGAAAATTTCAGAACGGCCTCGGGTGCTGGAGCATGAATTAGGGCATGCCCTTGGCTGGCTTCACTATCCCCAAAGTCGCCACATCATGAATCCTGATTGGGATGCGGGCGGCTATGAAAGTTATGGTTTAAGGAAGTAGTTTGATTTGTGAATACGATAAAATAGTAATCGGCAGTTCATTCCCCGCTGTTTTATATGCTTTCATTAACAATTATCCCATTTTTTTTGCTGAAGAAAGACGTCCCTTTAGATTTGACTACCTGCCCCCACCTCTTGATCTGTCGTCGCTTAAGATCCCACGGCAGGCGAAAAGTTTAACGACCTTCGATAGTCCCAAGGTCATCGGGTACTCTAAAGAACTACTGTGGGAAAAAATGTTATTTTTGATGGCAGTTGAAGGGCACTCGCCCCTGGCTAATTTGTGCGGCACTATTCGTTACGATGGGGATACAGTAGTGTGTTCCAATGAATACTCTAAAATAATGGAGTTTAAATTTAATCAGGGTTATTATTTTGGAGATAATAATTCTACAGGGTTTATCGAACAAAAAGAACTTGACGATGATAAGTATATATGTTATGATTATATTGCGTTTAATAAAGGGGGCAAGCATGAAGTTGATTACATTAAAACACAGGATGATTTTGTTAGCGACATATGGTTTTATTCTTCCGACCGTATTGATGGAAATACTCCTGTTAAAGATGCTTGTGCTGTCTCACAGTTAAATAAACAACAATTATTAGATTTTGATTATTCTCAGACGATGTCCAGATTTAAAGTCATTCACGAAATGGAATCGAGAGGAATGAAAGGGCCCTTTGCTCATGACTACACCACCGCCGGAAACCCCAAACATTACAAATTTAGAACTACTAGCATCTACCGCGAGACGAGCAAGCAAACAAATGCGTGCAAACCACAAGCCAGCAATATCACGATTCCGGAAATTGACGAACAAAATTGGCTTAAAGATATATCGACTGCTTGTGTGGCCTACGATAGACTTTTGAGATACTGGTGAGCGGAAGATTTGTATCACACCTAGCCGGCATAATCCCAGTTGCTAACCTTAAAACGGATTATGATTTAAAAACACCCGATGTTTTGGTGCCCTTGGAGCCCGGCTGGACCGCCATTCAAAAATCAGTGTTTGAGTGCGCTATGGCTGGCTGCAAGACCATATGGATTGTGGCCAATGACGACCTTGCGCCGGTAGTTCGAAACGTGGTAGGAGAATGGGTGTATGATCCGGTTTATTATGCTCGACATTTATCTCCCTACCCTAGCGAATTAAGAAAAGAAATACCTATTTATTACGTTCCTATTCATCCGAAAGATCGCGACCGCCGCGATTCTTATGGCTGGGGCATTCTCTACGGAGCCCTGCGTGCATATATGACTGCTCGCAAGATTTCGAAATGGATTTGTCCCGACAAATACTACGTATCGTTTCCCATGGCGGCATACGATGTTAGTATAATACGGGAACATAGGACAAAGATACAGCATATAAATGGAAATGTCTTTCTATCATTTAATGGAGAAACAATAAAAGACAACAAACCAATAGCATTTACATTCACAGGAGACGATTTTAAACAATGCAGACGTTCGGTAAACAAACAAACAACAAGGGAGTATTTACCCCCCTTAGAAGGCCACCAATATCCCACCCAGAGGATACCCTTACACGAGAGGTGGAGCGCGCGCCATTTCGATCTACAGGAAATATTCCAGAGAGTGAGCGAAGAGAATGCGATAAAAATTGATCTTGACTGGTATTACGATATTTCTAATTGGAGTGGATATCGGGATTTTCTTGCATCAGATTTTTCTGTAGAAAAACCCTTTGAACCCTTGACAAGAGCCCACAAACACGTTAAAATACCATATAGAGAGAGCGAATAATGAAAGCAATCCGATGGATTATACATCGTTTAAAGCACAAGGTTCAACATTTTCATCCAGCTCGCCTGTTAGATACCTTAAAAGAGCACGGCGCCGCCCTAGTTATTATCATTATTGGGTGGGAAATTATCGAGGATATTCTATTCCCTGTCTTATTCATCTGGCTAGGACACAATGTTAATCCTTGGTTCATAACAGGCGCACCCATTAGTCTTTTAATGTGTCTTCACCCCATAGCAGTTCCTATTATTTGGAGCGCTTGGATTAAACTTTCAAGGAGAAAGAATGCAAAGAAATCAATCCAACATTAAATTTGTCGGCCTTCATGCTCATAGTGTGGCAGGCTCCCTGTTTGACGCGGTAGGATACCCGCAAGCGCATATGGATTTCGCATATGAAAATGGTTGTGATGCATTAGCACTAACTGATCATGGCAACATGAACGGCTTAGCGTATCAGGTCTTGCATGCAAAGAAGATGAAGGAAGAGGAAAAAGACTTTAAACCTATTTTTGGGTGCGAAGCGTATTTCCTTCCCTCTCTTGATGATTGGCGCACCGAGTACGCCAAAGCGATGGAAGACAAAAAGAAGGCACGCAGCATTAAGAAGGATACTGCCTCGGGCGCTACCGTCGAAGATGAAGGCGATAGCAAGAAGCTTCAGTCGATCCTTCGTCGTCGCCGACATCTTATTCTTCTCGCGCAAAATCAAACAGGATTGAACAATCTCTTTAAATTGGTATCCGAGAGCTATAAGGCAGAGAATTTTTATCGCTATCCTCGCTTGGACTATGCACTGCTTAAGAAGTACAATGAGGGGGTTATAGCGGCCTCTGCTTGTCTCGGAGGTGTATATGCGGGTAACTACTGGGAAAACCGCGAAGAAGGCGTAGACGCCGTTGTAGACGCCATGCGCGATACTACCATGAACATGCAAGAGATCTTCGGTGATCGATGGTACGCAGAGTTGCAGTGGAACAACATCCCCGAGCAACATGAGTTAAACCAATACATTATTCAAATTGCTACTGAAATGGGTGTTAAACTTATCTCCACAGCCGACAGCCATTACCCGAATCCAGACGCCTGGAAAGATCGCGAACTTTATAAGCGGTTAGGATGGCTTGGACGAGGAAAGCCGTCGTGGGCCGAGGAAGAGTCTGACCTTCCGGCCGGCGTTGATGAAATTGGATATGAACTTTATCCCAAGAATGGAGACCAGATGTGGGAGAGCTACAAAAAGTACTCTCAAGAATGTAAAGTAGAATACAAAGATGACTTAGTCTTACAAAGTATTGAGGAAACTCATGCAATCGCCTTTAGAAGAATTGAAGATTTTCTGCCTGATAATACTGTACGGCTCCCTGATTTTGTCGTGCCGGCAGGTTTTACTGACAGCGGCGCACTTGTTAATTTTGCAATAGAAGGTTTGAAGGCACGCAATCTGCATCATAATCCTGAATATGTCCAGCGACTCCAGCACGAACTGAATGTGATCGATGATCGCGGATTCTCCAAATACTTTTTAACAATGAAATCCATTGTCGACGTGGCCACGGGCATGATGTTCACCGGGCCTGGCCGCGGCTCTGCCGCCGGCTCTCTCGTTGCATACTGTTTAGGAATCACCCAGGTCGATCCAATAAGGCACGGCCTGTTGTTTAGCCGTTTCCTGCGATCAGATGCAACCGACTATCCAGATATTGATTACGATGTGTCTGACAGCATGACTCTTAAGGAAAAGCTGGTAGAAATGTGGGGAGAAGATTGTGTCGCGCCTATCTCTAATTGGAACACACTTCAACTTCGAAGCCTCATTAAAGACATTTCAAAGTTATACAACATTCCGTTTACGGAGGCAAACACCGTTACGTCTGTGATGATACGAGAAGCCATTCCCGAAGCCAAAAAGAAGCACGGGGTAAAGGCCGGCGTCTATAATCCTACCTGGGAAGAGGTGATGGAATATTCGCCCTCTCTCCAAAATTATCTTAACAAGTATCCAGCAGTAAAGGCTCGTGTTGAAGGGCTTGTTGGTCAAGTGCGATCATGCTCTCGGCATGCGGGCGGCGTTGTGATTGCGGAAGATCTAGATCGTAGCATGCCGCTTATTAACTCAGGAGGGGTGCGACAGGCGCCCTGGGCCGAGGGCCAAAACGTACGACACCTTGAGCCGATGGGCTTCATTAAGTTTGATTTGCTTGGGCTCTCCACACTTAAGATGATGGAAGGGTGCATTGAGCATATCCTCAGACGTCATCACGGGGTTGCTACTCCAACTTTTGAACAAGTATTATCCTATTATAACGAACATCTTCATCCCGATGTCATAGACTTTAACGACCAAGACGTATATGAAAACATTTTCCACGCTGGCAAATGGGCCGGCATCTTTCAGTTCACAGAACAGGGCGCCCAAAAATTCTGCACCATGGTAAAGCCACGGAACATCATTGATATTTCAGCGGTAACTTCTATCTTCCGACCGGGCCCCTTATCGGCGGGTGTGGATGCGGATTACGTGGAGGCAAAGAAACACCCCCAACGAATTTCGTATCTCTCTGAGGAATCTCGCGAGATCACGCAGGAAACATTTGGGTTCTTAATTTTTCAAGAACAGATCGCACTTCTTGCTCACAAGTTAGGTGGGCTGACTCTCGATGAGGGCAACATACTGCGCAAGGTGCTAACGAAGAAGGGCACCGGCAAAGGCAGCGTTAAAGGTAAGTTGCATGATAAGTTTATTAGCGGGTGTGCCCAGAACGGCGTGCGCAGAGACGACGCACAATCATTATGGGACAAATTTGAATACTTCTCCGGTTATGGGTTTAACAAGTCTCACGCTGTGAGTTATTCTATTATCTCTTTTCAGTGTGCATGGCTGTGGAATTACTATCCGGCCGAATGGATGGCAGCGTTCTTGGACAAAGAGCCTGAGACCAGAAAAGAAAAGGCAATTAACATCGCAAAGAAGTTTGGATTTGACATTGCGCCTCTGGATATCAACCAGTCTGGTACCGTGTGGGAGATTAGCGACGACGGCAAGACCCTCATTCAGCCTCTGACTTCCATCAAGGGCCTGGGGATGGCGGCGATTGAACAAGTACTCGATAACCGACCCTTCATGAACGCAGAAGATCTTTTGTTCAGGGAGGGAGTCTCTTACAGCAAACTCAACAAGAAAGCGATGGATGCTCTGACTCGCGGCGGCGCCTTAGACAATCTGGTTGATGATAGATTTACAGGACGCAAGCATTTTTGGTCAACGTGTGTCGTTGATCGTCCGAAGAGTCTTAAGAAATTTGCCGAGAATCTTGAACTCTACAAGCCAGAAGGAGATTTCTCGGAAGAAGAGATCATTCAGTTTAAGAAAAATTTATCCCTCCAATTTCAGAGTTTGACCCCGCCCTACAAGTTTGTTGGTTTATTCCGCGGAAGATTGTTCCTAGGAAAACGAAGAACGGCAAACTTTACTGGATTGTAGAAGTTATAGATTCAAATAATGAGTTGACGCGAATTAGGTGCTGGGGAGTAAAACCCGAGAAGGATTGCATTCAGTTGAATCGTCCTTATATGGCATCCCTTAAATACGATCCGAATTGGGGATTCAGTACCTATGCCATTGGAAGAACCTTCAAGCTATTAGGATAGTAGATGAAACAAAAATCATGGTCCGATAGTTCGATATTAAAGTCAATTCCGAATCCTTCGGGGGATGCCTACGAGATAAAATTGAAGGCACCAGAAATCACATTTGAAGGTGTGAGAGGACAGCCTGATTTTGCATTATTGTATATAACTTTTTATCCAAATACAAAAGTAATTGAATTAAAATCATTAAAAGAATACTTTTATCAGTTCCGAAGTAAGATTTATTCATACGAAAGATTAATTAATGTAATATATGATGATATGGTAAAGGTATACGATCCCCACCGCCTACGGCTCGTAATGATTTGTAACCCACGCGGAGGGATTAGTTCTAAATTAACCATTGATTCAGATTGGACGTCCCGCGGCGGGAGCGAAAAATATAGAGACTGGATCGGTCAACTAGAGGAATGGTAAATGAATGTAATAAAATATTTTAGTCCCCTTTTAAAAGAGCCCAAACTTATAGATGACTTGCCTGTGATCATTCGAGTAAAAAAGTTTGACGAGGCCGGCGCCAAAGAATTCACAGATCAAATATCTGTCGCGCAGAACACAGGTCAGCCAGTTGTGCCCGTTATTATCGATAGTTACGGCGGACAGGTTTATAGTTTAATGTCGATGATCTCAGATGTTAAACACTCAAAGATTCCGGTAGCAACAATCGCGCAAGGAAAGGCCATGTCGTGCGGTGCACTGCTATTTAGTTTCGGCACCGAAGGCTATCGCTACATGGATCCAGATGCCACTCTCATGATTCACGATGTGAGTTCAATGAAGTGGGGGAAAGTCGAAGAAATCAAAGCCGGCGCGGAGGAAACCGAGCGCCTAAACACTAAGATATATCAGATGATGGCTGAAAACTGTCGACAATCTAAGGATTACTTTCTTGACATCATCCACCAGAAAGGACATGCAGACTGGTTTTTAGACGCCGATGAAGCCAAAAAACACAAATTGGCAAATCATCTCTATGTGCCTGAATTAAAAATAAAGGTTGATATTAAATTTACATTTAAATAAGCGACCAGAGGCCAAGGCAAGAAACGCTAGGCACTATCAAATTTTTGATATTCTTGCTTGACAGGCGCATCCTATATTGTTATAATATTAATACCAAAGCCAAAACCATAGGAGGGAAAATGGCAACCACAAACGAAGAAAAGAAACAATACGTAAAGGAATACATTCGTTCTTTATCAGCAATCGAAGGGTGCATCGAGCCTTATCAGGAACAAAAGCGCGAACTGCGCTCAGAATTCCGCGAGAACGGATGGCTCAATACAGATGAGATCCGAGCAGCGGTAAAGGCATATCGTCTTTATAAGCACAAGTATGATATGGAAGAGATAGTGGAAAACTTTGAAGTGATTAGTGGGGGTAGCAATGAACAAGCCTAAGACAGCGACACTACTTACCTTTCCTATTGCTAGGACCCCGACTCTTAATACGGCCGATACGAAGATTGAGGAGAGAATTATGGCGTTCGCAGAATTCTCGGCCCTGGAGCCCATTCCGATTCAGCGCGACGTCGAGACCCGGCTTAAGCGCATAGGAAGGCTCTTAAAGAAGGGCTGGCTTCCAATTCACGGGAAGGTGCAGGTAGTGGAATATCCGGACGGATCTATTCAGCGCGTTAATGGCAGCACTCGTACGGTGATTTGGAATTCCCCAACTTATAAGGGCCCCATTCCATCGCATCTGTCTGTCACGGTTTATAAGGTGACCGATTACGAAGAAGCAAAGGCTATTTACTATGCCTTGGACAGCCAAGATGCGGTGGAGAAAACTAAGGACAAGATTACCGGATATTATCGTGATCTTGGGTTAAGTTTTAACACTAAGAAGATTGCTTGCGGACAGCTCGTTAAGCCATTAGAATATGCGTCCCAGAACCGGCCTACGCAATGTGATGTTAACGGCGATCCTGTAGCACGCAGGTATGTCGATTGTTACGAGGCAGTTAGAGATTTTCAGGACGAACTTCTGGCACTCGATGAAATTGGTTTTAGTGGAAGCAACAAGGCGTTTAACGCAACTACCATCACTGCCTTTTTAATGTCCCTCAAAACATATGGGGCTACAAATGCCCGTCTTATTACGGGGCTTAGGCAGCTAAAAGACCAAGCCAAAGGGCCTTCTTCCCCCCAGGGGGGCACCGATGGAATGACAAGAATCCTTGAAGAATGTTTGGAGCGCAAACAGTTCCCGGATGGCTTATTTACGGATGCCGTTAATTTGCCGAGGCAATTGGATTTCTTTTTGTGGTGCATCGAGAAATACATGGACAACGTCACAGTGAAGCAATATAAGCGACCCTCTGAAAAGGGAACCATTGGCCGCGGCGCCCGCCCAAATCGCTATCATACATGGTGGGATGGCGACGATGAATAGTGCCACTCAAGTAGTCATGTTTTCATCCAAGTCGGGCGAATGGTCAACACCTCAAGATTTTTTTGATAAACTAAATTGGAGGTTTGGGCCATTTGATTTGGATCCTTGCGCTAACGCAGCCAACACCAAGTGCACGGCTTTCTTCAGCGAAGACGATGACGGCCTCCAGAAAGACTGGGAAGGCCATACAGCATTCGTGAATCCTCCCTATGGCCGCGGCCTAGACAAGTGGATCGCGAAGGGCTATAAAGAGTCTCTAAAGGAAAACACCAAAGTCGTGATGCTTGTTCCAGCGCGCACAGACACAAAGTATTGGCACAAGTATGTGATGCTAGCGTCTGAGTTGTATTTTATCAAAGGCAGACTTAAGTTTGGTGATAGCGACAACAGTGCTCCTTTCCCGTCTGCGGTGGTGGTGTTTGACGGAAGTAATAAACAACAAATACTTGGAGCGATGAATCGATGAATCGAAAGATTCGCCGCCATATAGAAAAGAAAGTGGGGAAGAAAGCGTCCAATAATTTCGCCCAAAAAATTTCCCAGTTTGAGCGACTACCAGAACAGTGCACCACTTGTCAAAATTCATTTGACAAGAAAAACAAAGATATGGTACAATCATGGCAGGTCGTAGTTCGACAAGAAACAATTAGATTATTTTGTCCCGAATGTATTGAAAAGGTATACGAGGCGATAAAACAAGTGGAGGATAAAAATGTCAGTACAAAGATTATCTAAAAGAGCACTTAAGCAAATTCTCGCTGGAGATACAATCATGCCAGCCACGTGCATCGTGAAGTTTTATTCAAATGACTGTCCGATGTGCCATAATTTAAGAGAGTATTACGAGGAGGTCGCCGAAAAGGACACATACGCAGACTTACATTTTTTTGCTTTTAACGTTGACGATTATCCAAATGTAGAAAAACTTTTAAATTTTAATGGAACTCCGAGTATTTTTGCGATTAGAACTGGCGCCAAGAAGCCCAAGATTAGAGCCCTCGCCGATCCCGAAACTCCTCATAAGCATACATGGTATCGGGTAAAAGATATCATTAATTTTATTGAAAAGGAGAAGTAATATAATGTCAAAAGAGATAGCACATTCGTCCATTCTGTACCTGAAGGCAAAAGCTTTAGAGTCATATGGAATTATTAAAGACTTGCTTAAACAGGCGCCTGAAGCCGGCACAACTGAAAAGATTGCTCAGCAAGCGATTGTATTGGCGCGCCTAGAGGGCGCCATGATAACAATGCAACAATATTTTGGGGAAGGCCTCCCATCTGAGTCCGAAAAAGAAGAGGAAGCGGAAGAGCCGGGAGAGTCACTGGTTATCACCGAAGATCGTTCTCCTACATTAAAGCGCGCTCGCAAGAAGCAGAAGATTTTAGAAGCATCTAAAAGGGATGCCAGAAAGAGAAAACAAAATGAAGAGGGATGATTGCCTATCGTATGATGATGTATTATTAGTGCCCCAGTACTCTGACATTCGCTCACGTGCGGAGATTGACATATCTTCCAGGCTAGATGAGAACCTTACGCTGGAACTGCCGATCATATCGGCCCCAATGGACACCATTTCAGAAGTAGATATGGCGCTTGCCATGGCGAATCAAGGGGCTGGCGCCGTTATTCATCGTTATAATACAGTAGAAGAACAGGCAACCATGATAGCCTCTATTGGTGAGGCGCTAAAAGAGGAAAAGTATCAGTTAGTAGGGGGTGCAGTCGGCATTAGCGGCGACTTTTTAAAACGCGCTGTTATTTTAAGACGGGCCGGCGCTCGGTTTATTTGCGTCGACGTCGCTCACGGTCATCATGTTTTAATGAAAGAGGCCCTCCGCACTCTGCGCAGTACGCTAGGGGATGAATTTCATATCATGGCAGGAAATGTGGCGACCCTGGAGGCTATTAACGATTTAGCAGATTGGGGTGCTAACTCTGTGCGCTGTAATATCGGTGGGGGTTCTATTTGTTCCACCCGCGTTCAAACAGGCCACGGCATGCCGGGTCTTCAAACAATTATGGACTGTGCAAAAACAGACCGCGATGTAAAAATCATCGCAGACGGCGGCATCAAAACGTCCGGGGATATTGTAAAGGCCCTCGCAGCCGGAGCCGATCTTGTAATGGTAGGTTCGCTACTAGCAGGGACTAATGAAACGCCCGGTGAAATCATCACCAGCAAAAAGGGCGATCGCTGGAAGATATATCGAGGGATGGCGAGCAAGGAAGCCCAGCGAGATTGGCGAGGGAAGTACTCTTCGTTGGAAGGAGTTTCCACGACAGTTCCCTTGCGTGGATCTGTAACGGACATCCTTGAAGATTTGTCTCGTGGCATCCGATCTGGGTTTTCCTATTCGGGCGCCAGAACGCTGGAAGAAATGCAAGCGCGCTCTCAGTTTGTGCGGCAAACCACGCCAGGAATCATAGAAAGCGGCACGCATATTATGGGACGAAAATGGTGAATCATGTCAGATGATAAGTTGGATGTAGACTACAAAAATTTAAATAAAACAATTGTCTTTACTGACAACGCCCACCGACACGCACAGTTAATCATTCGGTTGCGTTATGATGATTTAACTCAGTCTGCTTTTTTTAGACACATAATAAGCGGATACATCGCGGGTGACGAAAGAATTCAAGACTACGTTAATAGCGTTAAAAAGCAATCAATTCCCAGGAAAAAGAAAAGTGAAAAGTTGTTTCGTGCAGGACGGCAATTGGAAACTGATTTAGCATTGGATGGAGAACAAATAGAAGATCTATTCGATCTCATAGCAGAAGAGCACCCCGACTTATGAATCATGATGGCTTGCGGCATTGCTCCCGTCAATGCATAAACAACAAACAAAGTTGCACTGCTACCGATTGTCGCCTGTGGATTGATTACAAAGAAGAACACAACTGTTGTTTGATATCAATATATCAAAATGGGTCGATGACTTTACGGCAAATAGGAGATCGCTTAGGCATCTCTTTTGCCCGGGTTAAACAAATTGAAACCAAGGTTTTAAAGAGACTCAAGAAAAGACAATCCTAATGGAAGTGCTTTTTTTGGAATTTAAAGAAAATGATGACTATTTATAGATGAGTTCGATTTTAAGGAGAAAGTATACTATGGCTCAAAAAACAATTTTAACAGAATCTGAAATCCGTCGATTCCTCAAACTGGCTGACTTAAGGCCGGTCGGCAATAGCAGATTGGAAGAAATGGGTTACGGAGCCTATGGTGAGGACGAAGATGCTTTAGAAGAGATCGCCCCACCCCATGAACTAGAGATGGACGCTGACGATGACCTTGGAGATGATACCCTTCAAGGTGATGAAGAGGCTGCAGCCGATGAGGCCGAACTAGACTTAGATGCTGATGATCTCGATGTTGAAGATGCCGAGGAAGGGCCCGTGGATGCGGAAGCCCTTGTGCTTGATCTCCTAGGACGTATTGAAGACTGGGCCGAAGAGAATGGTGTCGCCATGGATGTTGAAGGCGGCGACGAAGGCGATCTAGAAGGCGATATAGAAGGGGGTGAGGACCTTCCCATGGATATGGACATTGAAATGGACCCAGAAGGTGGCGCGGAGTTTGGAACTGGTGAAGAGGACATAGCCCCGAACCGCGATGTAAGCATGGCCTACGAAGGCAAAGAAGACGTGGTAGCCGAAGTTGCGCGCCGCGTTGTTGCTCGCTTAACCAAACAAAAGCACAATGAAGAAATAGCCAATCAGTTGGCGGAAAGAATTTTGAATCGCCTTACAAAATAATTTGACACTTATTCGGTAAGATGTTATAATATAACCGTCGACGCTTTGGTTGACGGTTTTTTTTGGAGAATCTATGGAATCTTGGTGGCTTTACCTCATAATATTTATATTTGGTTACGTAACTTGCAACATCTTTTATTTTCTGAGACTGGCCCGGTTTAGTCTCAACCTATTAAAGACGTCTCATATTGTTTACCTTTCCACCCTCATAAAAGGTTTGGAGTATCTTTCCTATTCACATGAAGTAATGCTGGAATATATGATCATAACAGAAAAGAATAGCGTTCAAATTAGTGCATTTAAAATTCGTTTTGATGACGAGGTCCAAAAATTTAAAGATCAATCAATCGAAGTCCTCATAAATAATCACCCCAAATTCTTTCATTCGACGATAGAGTTTAAAGACTGGCCAACCGCCATGAAGTACCTATCCGACCATCAAAAGATGGCATTACAATATTGGCAAAAAAGAAATGATTAACAAGATTAAAGAAAAAGTAAGTAATTTCATTACAAATACCCCAGATGAAGAACAACAAATAGTTATAGTTGATCCTATGACTCTGCAGGGGACCCCCGAGCCCGACATGCGCATCATCGGCCTTTTTACTGATGTAGTAGAAGAAAAGGTGGCCGAACTATCTCATGCTCTTTTATACTTAAGTGAACTTAACAAACTCGAAAAGACTGCAGATGACAGAAAGCCCATAGAATTCTATATCTCTACTTATGGCGGCGCCGCAGACGATATGTTTGCGCTCTATGATATTATGCGGCAAGTCCAACTCACCACCGAAATCCATACGATTGGAATGGGGAAGGTGATGTCAGCCGGCGTTTTACTGTTGGCTGCGGGAGCCAAAGGACAAAGGAAAATCGGAAAATACTGCCGCGTCATGATCCACTCAGCGATTGCTGGAAGCCATGGATCGCTGCCCAACTTGATGAACGAAATGGAAGCGCTGCAAGGGCTCCAAGAAAGTTATATTGATGCTCTAGTATCGGAGACTAAAATGACCAAAAGCCAAATTAAAAAAATGCTAGAACGCAAAGTGAATGTCTACTTATCAGCAGAAGAAGCAGTAAAATTTGGTATTGCTGATATAATTATCTGAGGTTTTTGAATGTCCGATTTAAGAAACATTCTTAAAGAAGAGTATACAAAGAAAGAGAGGACAATCACTCCACACTCTTTGATGAAGATGATTGAAGAGGTGATGGAAGTCCCTCTTTCCTTTATCATCAAGGAAGAGAAACGAGGAAAAACCCAGACACTTACTATTTCCATGATCCCTGATATTGAGGTATCAGAATTGGGATGGGCCGATGTTAGAACTCCCGAAGGTGGAGGCACAGCTATTAAAAGTCGAGAACGACAATTACTTGAGGGTTATTTAAGCAACATTGTGGGCGATTCAGGAGGTATGGAAGCACTTCCGCAGAAGCTTGAGGCACTGTCCAGCTTGGCTGATAATCCTGCGCAG